AAAGGCGGTGACGCTACGGGTTATTGGTTAGAATTTGAGAAGGATGAAAAGGACCCGTATAAAATATGGAATTGGATTTATTAATAACAAAGGGAGGAAAAGATGATCAGTGAACAAGAATGCGAGCAAGCTTTAAAACTTTTTAACTCGGGCCATTGGTTACAACTTGAGGGCTCTGTCGGAAGATGGGTTAATAGTTTTTTAGAGGCGGATATAATTAAACAAGATAAAAACAATGGTGAAGTTTCAATCATAGACGGCTATGGAAGACCGGTTAGATATAATAAAGGCCATATCGATTGGGACAGAGTTCAAACAATTCAAATGGAGGATTATTAATCATGATGGATATAGAGACAATAATTGCAGTAAATAAACAGGCGGGCAACAAAGCGAAAAGACACGGAATAAAACCAACAACATTTGGACCAGAAGATATTGAAGGTATGAGTGAGGGGTTCACAGGCGCTATTTCGGGGATAGTGGATCTCGGAAATTATGTTCCAAAAGGGTGGAGAAGGTTTGATATAAATCTATTTTCTAAACAATGGGATTTACCTTATTCATGGAAGTTTTTAAAAAAAGGTGGGTTGTTTGTTGACAGTTCCGGGTTTGGTGCGGATGGAGAGCCCGCTTTAACAATAAAACAATTTTTACATGTGATGGTAGATATTCTAAAAAATAGAAGTGATTTAGGATTTGCATTAATTTCACAGGGTCAGTTCCAAGTAACAATAGGAGTTTTTGAAAAATGTTCGAATTAGTTTTAAGTGCAGGCCTTTTGTTCATCATCTTTGTAGCCTATTTAGGCTACAAGGGTGTTCAAGAAGTAATTGATCAAAAAAATAAAGAATACCAAGAACGTTTAACAAAATCATTTAACAACAATAAAGGAGGAAAAGATGAAATATAAATATAACTATAAGGAGTGGTCTCAAGACACAAGAGACTATGAAATAAAAAGTGAAAAGGAGTTAACACTAAATGAAATAATTGACATTGCTAGCGGGTGCACTTTAATTGAGGGCCATTGCTATAAAGGTGGTAAAACAGGGGAAAGGTTTTTCGCTGAGTTTAAAGGGACAGAATATGGTGATGATACACAAACAGATGTGACAGGCAGTAATATAAAGGAGGATTAAATGAAACACGAAATACATAAAGTAGTAAAAGCAGAGGACCATTGTTTTGATACAGTAAAAAAAGACATGGTAGAAAAAGAAAACTTTGAAGGAAATAATTATGCAAATGATAATGGAGTTATGTTTGATAGTCAAAATGGAAAATCTTATCATTTAGCATTTTGTAATAATAAATATACAGCAAGCGCAGTCGCAGAGGCTTTAAACTTGTTGGATAATCTTGAAGAAGACGGAATAACTTTAAAACAAAAGGGGTAGTATGGCAAGATTTATTTTAGATGTTGAAACTGAATATGATAAAAATAATAAGATTATAACGGATATTAAAAAAGGTTGTGAAATATTTGCTGATGAAAATTTATCACAACAATTTAATGGTGGGGTTATAAGTATAACTTGTATTGATGAGCATAATACCGCTCAATTTCACGGACAAGCGCATAGAAATAAATTAACAACAAAACAAATAAAAAAGTTCAATCAAAACCCACACGGGTAAGCGAGCGAGCAGAAGGAATGATATGAAAAATTATTTAGTAAAAGCGGGACATACAACTTATGTGTCGTATGAAACAATTGTTAAAGCTAACAATGAAAAAGATGCTATTAAAAAAGCAGAAAAACTTCCGATTGAAAAATGGGAAAATTTTGAAAAAGAAAATGCAGGGGACTTTGCAATTGATGATGTATGGGAGGATGAGTAATGATATTAGATGATCAATATATAACAAAAGATATGCTAACAAAAGATAGTTATGAAGGTAATAATTTTGCAGAAGGTAATGTAGTTAAGTATGATCTACAAAATGGTAAAATAAATGTTATTTGTTTTTGTAGTGATGAGAATGTAGCTAAAGGAATAGCAGAGGGTTTAAACTTATTAGATAATTTAGAGGCAGATGGAGTAGACTTAAAACCTACAAGCTAGAGAAATACTTTACACAATCTTCAAGCGAATCAACCACAGGCTCAAGCGATGACAACGATGAATCCACAAGCGCAAGCGATTGCTTACCTTCAAATAACAAATGCTTATCCTTCCACTCCACAAGCACAAAAGAATTTTTAGGATGCATGACATGAAACGAAACTTGGTGAGGGGACAGGCGAACTTTGTTGCCACTTGCAATCTTTAACTCTACTGTAAAAAAGTTGCACTTATTATTATAACCCAATAGATCGGGAGTACCAAGTAGGCTAAGGTTTTCAAGTCTAGTCCAAGTGATATCTTTTGAAACACTTTTAAGTTTTTTATATAGTTTAGCTTCTGGCCCCATTGCATCGGGTATTACTCCTAGTTAATAGTCTTTTATATAACCAGGTGGTAAAATAAGTTTTTCTTCTCTATTTGGTTTCAAAACAACACGGATAGATGTGTCTTTGGGATTATTACTCTCATGTACTTCAATCCGTTTTATCTCTTCAAGATAACCACCTTTAGTTGCAATATATATTCTAGCATTGCTGACAGCGTTGCCTTTACTACCGTTTGGGCCTTCTGTAAACTTATCTAAATATTCTTGCAGGTGTTTTACAAACATTATTTACGCAACCTGAATGATAAATCCTCTATCACTTTCTTGTAACCTTGCAATAGATTTTTGTTTTTTTCGTTCTCAAACACAACTTTTTTTAACTCCCAAATTTGTTTTTTCTGCTCCTCAACTAAAACCTTGTAGCCTTCTACAGCTTCTTCTAGGTTAGACAGTTTTCTAGTCAAATCTAATGGGCCTCTCCCGTATACTTTCATTATTGACTTTATAGGATAGTTACCTTAAATTGTCAAACATGGGCGTACCTAAAAGATTAACAGAAATGCAAAGAAAGTTTGCTGAAACACTAGTATTTGGTGACAAAGAAGGTAAAGCGGTAACTAAAACAGAGGCTGCAAAAATAGCAGGATTTAGTCCTAATAGATGTAGTCAAGAGGGGTATGAGCTAACAAATCCTAAACTATCACCGCTAGTTGTAGAATATATTGGTAAACTTAGAGAAGAAAAAATTCAAAAATATGCAGTGACTTTTGAAGGTCACGTTGCAGAACTTGATCGTATCAAAGAGATGGCTCTTAAAAAAGGTTCTTTTTCTTCCGCTGTAAACGCAGAGACAAATAGAGGCAAAGCGGCAGGATTATACATAGACAGAAAAATAATAAAAACAGGAAAGCTCGAGGACTTATCAGAGCAAGAGCTAGAAAACAAAATGAAACAAATATTAGAGGATTACGAACCGATTCTAAACGCGAAGACTATTGAAGGTGAGTCCGAAGACTCACCCCCTCGAATCGACTACTCCTCGGAGTCGTCATCTTCATCTGATTGATCTGCAACAGATAATACGATCTCGCCGTCCTCGACTTTAATTTCGATTTCATTGT